CTGAAATGTTGAGCATGTCGTCACGGTCAAATACCAAACCGCAAAAACTCGCATCGCAGATGTCGTCTACTGGCTCCAGCTTAATGATCATGCCCAACCGGGCGAAGTCTTCAGCCGTGGCGGTAGGCCCGTCAGTAGCAACGAGCGCATCGTCTCCCTCCACGACACATTCCACTTCCTTTGCGCCAGCCCTCTTGTTCAGGAAAAGCTGCAACATGAGATTTGAGAACCCGTTCCCCAACGAGGTACACATTTCTCCTGACATGCGCGTAGCCTTAATCCAAACTGTGAAGTCTCGGAAGTTGCAAATGTTTCGACCCGCAAGGATATTGTAGCAGCGACGCATGAAGTCGCGGCCTTCCGGGTGATGTTTCGTCATATGCTCATACAAAACAAACTCACAAGCTATCATAAACATTGCGACGAACAATGCTTCAAAACTCGTGAAGTCGCTAGCGTACACCTTGGCAAAGTTACCGAGGAGATCCATGATGTACTTTGGGCGCTGCGACACCGGAACGTGCTTGATGAAATGGTGGTCCTTGTAGACAACGGTCTCTATGGCCTTGAAGGTCGGCCCCACCAGACATTTGAATTGGTCCGAACGTGAATTAATACCCCGACTGTGCTTCACATCGGTGTAACCCTCGTCCTTCGGGAAGCTGCTGCACTGGAACAACTTCGGATCCCAAGGGTCCTTAATGGCCTCATACTGTCGCATGAGCTCCTCCTTCCGCCATTTAGGATAAGACGTTCCCTCCAACCACGTGGGGACGCTAAGATCAGCGTCTGCGGCTAGAGGCATATAATGGACTTCCACATATTCCTTCACAAAGTTCGTGAATTCTGACAAGAGACCTTGGTCAATCTCAGGCGTCTCAACCGCGAACCTTTTGCACACACCCGCCACCATCGTCCATGGGTCATGAGGGTCAGTGTGGGGCAAGGCTGCGCCTACCAGATGGCAACCAAGGGAGACGTAAACAGGGGGCCTAATGTCGAGGTCAACGACACGAGGAACCGAGATCTCTACGTCAGCTTTGATGTCCGGCACAGTAAGCGCAGTCTCATCCCACCTATAACCATAACCATAGACGCGGCCCGTCACTGGTGGGGGCGCATCGCAAAATCCAGCAGCTTGCCAGCTTCCTGGTGCAGGTAAATCACCCACGCCGCAGTAGCTGTCTGGCTGTGCACGCTCTGCATGAACTCATCGCGTGGAACATTGACCGTCTGATTACCGACAGCAGCTCGGTAAAGACGCTCATTGATCAGGAGCGGCTGTGCGTTGTAGGCCACATTCGCACCGCTGAGGATTTGGGCAAGCAGCTCGCAGGAGACCCTCAAGTCCCGCGGCTGTCCTCGAAACGCATCGGTCCTGCGCATCTCGAAAAGGGCTAGGTGCGGTCGCATGTGCCTCACCTTCTGCAACGAATGCATGTCGGCGCGGCGGTCGACTTCGGGATCCTGAAGCCAACTCTTAAAGCGTAAGTGGAGCCACAACCACGCACCCTGGGTCACGTACTGGTAGATCGACACAACAAAAATCGCGATGCCAGACCCGACGAAGATCGCGTCAAGGTCATGCGCCCGATAATTGCGACGAGTCATCAATCCACCAGCAATGAGAAACAGAACGCCGACCATCGCCGTGATCACGATATGGGCATTCCACGTCCGGATTTTCACCCTGACGTCGATCTTCTCACAGCGTTGACGAAGCGCCAGGTCGGCCGCCGTCATCGCCCCGCTAACCTGGGCCTTGATCCTTTCAAGCTCCCTCTCCACACCCTCCTTTTCCTTCAGCTGCCTCACGGCATCCTGAAGAGCCACCTTGTTCCCCTCCAGCTGGTCATGCATCTGCTGGACTCCTTCCTCAATCTTGCCGGCGGCGCTTCCGGAACGGGCATCGCATCTTGCGACTAGATGCCCGAACTTTCCGCACTTGTGACAACGCCGGTTGTCCCCCATCGATCCCGTCGTCTTCTTCCTCTGAGAGATAGACGACCCACCCTGGACGGGCAGCGAGGGTGACTCCTTCCGGTCTCCCTCTGAGGATGCCATCCAATTCTTCCTCCCAATAAGGTTGAACGGCCTGCTGTGTCGCGAGCTGGAAAGCCAGCACTGTGGTGCGCGACCTTCCCCCTGGAGGAGGGGGGTAAACGAAGCACAAGAAGCTGCTTCGGAGGGGTGGGAGGCGTAAGCCCCCAC